ATCTGCTTGATGTCGTGGAACTGCTGCAAGCCCAGCTGAGAGCAGCATTCATCGACGGCAACGTCGATCATTTCTTGTGTGATCTCTTCGCTCATGCGCGCACCGCCACGACATCCTTGTCGTTCATCAGGCGGTATTCGACGCCATCCTTGCCCTTGACCGTGATGCCGGAATACCGGGCGAACACGACAGTCGAGCCGGTGCCGGGCTTAGGCGCGTCCTTCTCGTAGCTGAACGCCAGCGGCGACATCGCGACCAATTCGCCTTCCATCGAGGCATGGTCGTCGCGCTCGCGCGTCTCGTCGGGCTTGTGGAGCTTGAAGCCACCTTTCAGTGTGATGGTGCCGTCGTCCTTCACGGGACGGATCAGAACTTTGTATTCCAGCGGCGTGATGCCGGACATGTTGAGCGGCGCGATTGCCTTCAGCGCCAGTGCTGACTTAGCCATTCAGTACCTCGATCATTACCTGTGGAGCCTTGAGCATGTTCCTGATCTCACGATAAACCGCGATCCGTTCCCGCACTTGAGCGAGCTTCGTCGGGTCGCTTACGCCACCATCCAACGATGCACCGATCCAGGCGTCTCGCGCCCGCTCGATCAGCACGTCGCAGGTTCGAACCAGTGCCTCCGTCATGGGATGTGCTTCCCACTCCTCGGAGATGTCCGGGTCGTATTTCACTGATGCATCGGCGGCATTTCGCCGCCTTCCTGTTGCATGATCTCAGGCGAGATTCCGGGCGGTAGTCCGGGCGGTGCCAACTGTTGCTCGCCACCATCTTGCGGCCCGCCTTCCATGCCGCTGCCGTCCATTCCCTGCTCTTGCGGCGGCTCTGGCAACATCGGCGGGGCGTAGCCCATGGGATCTCCGCCCATGTCGGCAAACGGCATCGGGAACACCTGCGCCACGGTCTGCGGCAGGATCTGCGCAGTGGCCAGCGCCACCGTTGCGTCAACGCGGGCTTTCTCGGCAGCCGCGCGCGCCTGATCGCCTTGCGCCTCGGTCTTCTCGACTTCTGCCTTCATGCCGGCAAGCTGCAGTTCGTCCTGCGGCTTCGGGGACGGCGGAACGAGGATCTTCTTCACGTCCTCGATGCGGGCTGCCTCGAACGCGCGGCGGGTCGCCTCGAACCCATCGACGAACGGGTTCTGGTTAGCAACCTGCTCCATCACGAACTGAGCGCGGCTCATGCGCTGCATATCCGTCACGGTGTTCGGGTCGCTGACCGGCATCACGTCTAGGCTGTCGTCATAGTCCGACGCTTCCACCGCAACCGGGTCGTCGAGCAACGCGATAACCTTCGGCTGATCGAGCGTGGTCTTGTTGATTTCGTAGATCAGTTTGAATTCTTCGCGTAGCGCCCGGAATATGCGCTTGTAGATCGCGCTGAACACCTTCAGGCCCTGCTCAATCGCGGCCATCGTGCTCGTTGCGGTCTGGTTCTGTGGCGTCTCGCCGGTCAACACGTCCTTGACGGCCGCGATGTCCTTGGCGGCAGACAGCAGCAATTCCAGCAGGTTCATCAGCACGGGCGACGGGCCAGGGTGCTGGAATGGCACGAGGTTGTTCTTGAGATCGCCACCAGCGTTCGGAACGCTGGTGTATTCCCCGGGCTTCACGCGGATCTTGGCCTTCGGCATCTGAATACCGCCGCCGATCAGTCCGCCACCTGAGTTCTGCAGCGTGCCGGCGTCCATCATCTGGTTGATCGTGGTATCGATCACGTCGGAGATGGACTCGAGAAGCTTGCCGAAGCCGATCGGGTAGAACCCACCCTCGGGGTCTGGCAAGAACGGCACCATGACGAAATACTGTTTGCGCTCGAACTTGCGAATTCGCCCGCGCGTGGTGTCGAGCTGCACCTTGTCGAGATCGAAAGCCGGCTTGATGCGAACGACCTTGTTGGTTTCCTCATGGACGGTGACGATCCACGGCTCTTTGATGCCGTCTTCGTCTGCGTCCCAATACCGATGCTGCTCGAGGAACATGTGCGGCGCGTCGCTGTCGTTCGCATCAGCGCCAACGCCCGGCAGATCCTCGTCAATGAAATACCCAGACCGGCGACGCTCCTCGATCTCGTGCGGGTAGAGCGGGAACATATGCGTGATGCGCGGCACGGACTCGAGCGAGCGAGCGCGCTGGTTCACCACCAGATCGAACGCGCTCACGAGGTCGTTGCAGAAGCCGGCCTTCTCCTCGGGGTGCTCGTAGATCTTCTTGAACGCGCAACCGATGATCGGGATCTGGTGCAAGAGCGTATCCATGTCGCTCTCCCAGTTCTCCACCTCGTAGAGAAGCTGGTACGACATATGTTGCGAGACGCGATCACCTTTGGCGGCTTTCATGCCGTCGGGATCAGCGCCCATCACCTGGCACTTGACGATGCGAGGACCGTCTACGATCGCAGGGTAAGCGCGGGCAGCGAACTGCAGCGCAGCCGTAGTCAGCAACGGATATTTGACGTTGCTAGCGCCTTCCCACGGCCAGCTTTTGGCCTCGCGCTTCTGCTTCGCCATATCCATCGCACGGCGGGCAGTATCCTCCCAGTCGCTGCGGCTCTCCTTGTCGAGCTTGTATTCGCGGACGACCAATTCACCCAGGCTTGCGAGCCGCGCGTCACCCTTGAATGCGTCGGCGACGTTGGGAAGCTGCACCAGCTTCTCCAGCATCATCACCGTTTGCCGCAGCTTCAGCATCTCAGGCGACGGCGGCGGCGCGAACGGCACCACGTTGCCATATGCGTGCTGCGGCTCCATGCCCTCCATCGCAAGATCCGGGTCGAGACCCATCTGTCCCTCGTGAGGAGAAAACTCCTCAGGGTCGAGAGGCATGGCGTTCGGCGGGAGCATCAGGTCCTGTAAACCACGCGGCTTCTTGCGATGGTGACCCCATACATCCCGATGCCTTCATTGAACGATGCGGAAGCGCTTCCGTCACGGAACTCGCTAGCTATGTACATCTCACTAAACGGCGACACGCTCACGAACTCGAACCATTTCCATAGGCCGTGGTTTTCGATCGCTTCGCGTGGAATTAGACGGCCACACAAGGCCCTTTTTTTCCACCGCCGTTTAGAGTCTCTCTTGCGAACCATTCAATATCCAGTGCTAGAGTTGCCCGAGCGACGCTGATAGCGGTCCTCGGTGTCGTAGTAGGGCGGTGTGCAGGCGAACCTCATGCCGGTCATGACGAGGTAGCGCATGGCGTCCATGAGATGATCGTTTTCCTTGACGATCTTGCCATTCTCGTCGCGGCGGTAGATGCGGAACTCGCTCAACAGCGAACGCAGGGATTTGAACACCTTCAGCCGGCCAGAGACGAGGCGCTGGTAACAGGCGTGAATTCCCGCCTCGACAGCGTTGTCGGCATCGCGAAGGTTGAGCCCTTCCTTCTGATATTCCTCACGCAGCTTGCGGCCGTCCAACTGGCCACTGCCGGCGCTGGCCGGATCGATTGCGCCCGGTATCCAGTCGCCCCGGCTCTTGATCGACGACGCGTGGACGCTCGGTGCCGCCTGCCCCATGTAATGCTCTGAATACAGGTAGACGACATCACTCGCCCGATCCCAAGCGCCCCAGACTGCGGCGGTGCGCTTCCAGCCCACGTCCATGCCGTAGGCTTTGGGCCAGAACTCAGGAAGGTCGAAATCGTCGATCAGAATGGCGGACTCTGGCACCGGGTAGATGACGCCAGCACCGAGCACCGGAATGCCCTTGGTGCGAGCCTCGCGCGTGTGCGGCTCCATTGCGTCGAGCAAATCGGCCTTGGTCTTTGCCGACAGGTGAGGAACATCCTCCCAGGTCGCTTGAACGCAGAGCCTAGAAATCTATTCCACTCCTTGTGTTCTCTCTACGGTGCTAACTCCGGCAGGAACTTCAGCGCGACCTTGCTCAATCCCAACAGCGGCGTGAACGTGCAAAGCAGCAGGCCGTTCTCTTCGCCCGGCGTCGTCGCGGTCAATCGCAACAGCGCCTCTTCGTAGACATCCATCGGCGGCTCTTCGTCGACCCAGATCAGATCCTTCTGCGTGCCCTGAAAGGTGCGCCGGCCCTGATCGTAGCTCTTGAACTGCAACACCGAAATGCCGCCCGTCTTGTGCTTTACGCGAACCGTGTCGAATCCACCCGGGACGCCTTGCATCGGTGTGGGCTCGCCGACCAGGCTATCGCCGGGTATCATCCCCGTTCCGATGTCGCCGGACTTGCCTTCGGCACCAACGCCCATGAGCGCATGCTGCACGATGTCTCGCGTCGTCGTTCTCGTGTCGCCTGCGACCCAGGCCCTGACTGGGCGATCCCAGCGCCGGCCAGTCCACCATTCGGGGTAGATCCCCGTCAGATGAACCGTAGTCTCATACGCACCAACGCCCCATGTCTTGCCCACGCGGTTTGCTGCCATCATGCAGCGTTCCATGTGCTCGGAGCCGCCAGCGAAGAACTGCTGGTGCTTAGGGTAAAGCTCGCGGCGTAGCGGTCCTGTCTCGGGATAGAGATCGAACAGCTTACGGCGTGCCTTCCGTCTCTCCTTCTCCTCGAGCAAGAGCAGCAGCTCCCGTTTTTCCGAGGAGCTGAGTAAGGCGAGATTCAAGCTGGTCATCCGTCAAGCTCACGCGCAAGTCACCATCGACCTGCATCCGGTCGCCATAGTTCTTAGGGTTGAGCTTTGCAGCCGCCCATTTGCGAGCATCGACGCGGACGCGGGCCTTGTTCGGATCAGTCTCGGTGTCGGCAATGGTAAGCACTTCTTCGGCCAAAAGATCGGCGCGCTCTTCACGCGCACGCACGTAGGCGTTACCAAAGTCTGGGTATTCCCGCATCCAACGATAGAGCGTGAGACGGGCAGGCATGCCGTCCATGTCGCAGATTTCGGTGATGCTCTTGCCGCTTGAAATGAGGCCGCAGATCTCGTCGATGAGTTCGGCGCTGTAGAGGGTTGGCCTCCCCATCTTCTTACGGACTTCTACGCGCTTGGTCATCTTCAGTGCTTCTTAGCCTTGTGCTTCTCATACCAAGCGATGAGAGGGGCGGGGTTAATGACCTTGTAAGCGCACCACTGTTCGAAGTTCAGAGGTTTCTCCCAACCATCCTTAGACCGCACGACATGCGCCGCATAGTTTCTCAGCACAACGGCTTCTTCTTTGCTCATGTCGGCGAGGATGATCATGCGAGTGCCTTCCTGAGATCACCGCGGAGCCTGTCGTCCATGACAGGTGCGGTGATGTTTACAACGCTGCGGCCAGCGCCACGAACGAAGCGCCGAACCTGCTCGACAGTGTCGGTGATGGCTTCGGGCTCTGCGGTGGCAGTGCGAGCGGGCTTGTCGCTCGGGCCATCGAAGCCGAAGGCAATCAGGTTGAGCAGTGCGCCGGCAGCGATGGCGAAGATGGCCAGCAAAGACGAGAGGCCGATGAGCGCCCAGCCCTGAGCATCCTTCGACGGGTTGAGGTCGCGAGTGATCGCTTTGGCGAGGATGATGCCCTGCGATGCGGAGGAAGCGTGCGAGACCTGGGTGACGGCGCTTTCCTTCTGGGCGGTGATGAGCTTGGCACGGACGGCTGCAATCTTCTCCTCGCGGTCTGCGCCGATCTTCCAGCCGTCGACATCAGCCACGGCAGCGCGGTAGGCGTCGCACCATGCGCGGGTCTGCGGACCCTTGGGGGCTTTGCATTCGCTGGTGGCAGTCCACCACTTGTGAGCCATGGCGCTGTCGATCACGGCCTGTGCCTGCCCGATGGTGCGGGTCGGCGTCATGCCGCGCTGCTGCTCGAGCGAAGCGACCTCAGCCTTGAGGCTGGCGATCAGATCGCGGTTGTCCTTGGCGATCTCGGTCTGATGGCTGGCGGTGAGGATGTTGCTATCCCTGTTCGCGGCCGTGAAACCGGTGTGCGTCGTGAACTCCACCACAACGCCGATGAGGCACAGTGCGGTTGCCGCAGCCGAGATGCCCCACATACGACGGCGGAACGCCTCGTTGGCGGCAACGAGGGCATAGCCGACGATGAAGGTTGCGAGGGCGAGCAGGATGGCCAGAGCCGCGCCGGAAAGCACGTTCTCGCCAGTCGACCAGCCGAACTGTGCCGTGATGACTGCACTGGTGGCAGTCGCGATGAACCCCGCGCGCTTCATGTGCGGGATCAGAGAGTCGAAGCTATCAAGGTGCATGAGGTCTCCCTTGGGGGTGAGGGGGACGCGGTTACTGTATTATCGGCCAGCTAGGGCGCAGAGGATGCCGACTGCGGCCAGATCCATGATGCCGGCGCGGATCGGGATGACGATCCCTGCCAGCTTCAGCAGGGCGATAGCGGCGATGATGGCAGCCGCGATCGCGCACAGTTGCCGGATCGGATTAATGATCTGGTCGACGTTCATCAGAACGGCAGCCGGGCGAAGACGCCGATGTTGTGCACCACGTCGTCTGTGGCGGTGAATTTTCTGTCAAACTGCGCGGTGTACTCGACGCCTAGGCGGAGCATGCCGAGGACAGGAAGCTCAGCGCCTACGCCGACGAGGGGACCGCGAAAATCGCTGTCGATCGACTTGCTGAACCCGGCCATGCCGTAGAGCATGGTGCTCGGCTGGGCGAGGTAGCCCATGCGGACGGCGACCGAGATGGGCTGGTTGAAGCTCAGCACGGCGGCGTCGCTGTTGCCCTCAGCCGAGAACCCGTAGCGAATGAGACCGCCGACGACCCACGGCGTTCCGCGATAGTGGTAGTTGTACCCAAGACCGACGATGCCCACGGCTTGCTTGTCGCCGCCCTTCGAGAACTGGCCGACCATGCCGCCTTCGACGAAGAGAGATGTCCACTGGTCAGGGATCGGGTCGGTGACAGCAGGCGGGGCGACGGCCGGCTTGCCGAGGTCGGCAGCGTGAGCAACAGCGCCGATGCAAACCAGCATGACGGCAGCGATGGCATAGGCGATGGTGCGCATAGGGTTCCCCTTACGAACGCGGCGAGCCGTCAGGCTGGCGGGTGATGGCGACATTGGCCCACATGGCCGTGGCGCGGTGATTGCGGATCGTGAACGTCTTGTCTGGACCGTCCGGCAGTTCGGCGTTGAGCACGGCCGCAAACACCTTTGCTGCCTCGCGGACACGGCTCATGGTGTCGATCTGCGCATCGGTCGGCTTCAGATATTCGAAGGTGGATTCGTGCATGGGTTTCCCCCGTTCAGGATTGGTTCAGCCGGAGCGGCTTAAATTGGTCACCATCGAGCGCTATAGGTCTGTCGAGTACGGCGCGGGGGGAGTTCCCGGCCGGTGCGGTGTAAACGTCTCGATGGTGATAGGTTTCGCGTCTGTGGTGTTGCGTTAGACGCAAAAAGGGCCGCTAGCAGGTGATGCAGCGGCCCTTGATTTGTTCGCTCCTGTGGCGAGCGTACCGTTTTGTGCCACAATCGCGTGCACGTGGCAAGTGGCTGAAGAGTCACAGCTTCCTGTTCGGTGGGTGGAAGTGGTTGGTCATGCCGAACGCCTCCGCAATCGTTTCAAGCCCCATGCGGAGCAGCGACAGGCCGGCGATGTAGGCTTGCCCGCGCTGGCGACATCCAAGCCATTCGCGGCCGATGCTCTCCAAGTTCGCCGTCTCCTCCACCGCCTGGCACAGCACGTCCCACTGCCGAGCGTTGTCGACGAGGCTGCGAATCTGCGCCAGCTTCTGGGCGTGATAGGTGCGTGGGAATTCGCGGTCGAGATCGCCGGACCCGCCATCACCACTGCCGACGTTGACGCCCTGCGCCCCCATGTAATGCAACGTCAGCTTCTTCGATGCCGACAGGCACGCGTCGCTGATGCGGCCGACCTTGTGCAGCCCCTCGAACATGTCGAGCCGGCTGAACGCCACGCGCTTGACCGTCTGGCTGATCTCTGGCCGCTCCCACCTGCTGCGGTGGACCTTAGCAAGCTGCTCCGGCGTCGGGCCTATGGTGTCTGCTAGGCTCATGCGGTGTTCCTTGTCTGGTACGCGCACGCGGTCAAAGTGCCAATGCCTCCTGAACGGCTGGCTTGGCTGTTTCGATGAATAGGTCGGGCTGACGCATGGCGGCCTCAACACGGCGGCAGGCAATGTCGAAGTACTTGGGCTCGATCTCAATGCCGATGAACTTCCGTCCTAGTTTCTGGCACGCAACGCCGGTTGTTCCGCTGCCTGAAAATGGATCAAGGACCAAACCGGACGGGACAACCCAATTTCCTATGACGTGCTCCATTGCGTCCTCTTGACGTGGGCACGGATGGCCAGATGCCCCTGACAATTTGTTGCGAAACAGCCCGCCAGCAGAGTCTGCAACGTGCCAATCTCTTGGGACGCCTACACCTTCACCTGCGGGCGCTAGATATCGAACGCCGTCCGGCTTCCACCAGCAGACAACGGGATCGTAGGCATGAGTCATCGCGTCCCTGTTCATCTGAGTGAAATTCCGAGCCGAAACGAGGACCCGCCACGGGCGTGGGAACAACTTGTGAAAGCGGTTCATCCACGCTTGCGACTGCCAAACGAAGACAGGTCCGCCCGGCTCCACTAGCCTTTCAGCTGCTTCAATTATCGGCCAAAGGAAATTCTGATATCCTGACGCGTCATCAACATGGGTTTCATATTTAAACCCGATCCCATAAGGCGGGTCCGTAACGACGGCGTCGACCTTGCCGAGCGTCGGCAGGATCTCCCGGCAGTCCCCGAGGATGAGCCTGTGCGGTCCGATGAGTTCCTCGCGGAAGGTCATGGCCATAGTTCCTTCTGCTGCGGCAGCTGCGGATTGCGGTCGTCGCACCAATCGAGATCGGTGAGGCTGCAGTGACGTTTCGGGGCACAGGCTGAGCACGCGAGGAACATGAGGACAGCCGCTAGGGCGGCTCGGGTCATTTTATTCGCTTCCCTCTGACGATTTTTTTACGGTCGCCGCGCTTGAGCTTGTCGGAGACGCTGCCCTTGTCGATCTTCACGGGCTTGCCGGTCTTCTTGTCGATGCGGAACCCGGGAACGGCGATGCCTTTGAGCTTCATGGCTTCTTTTCTCGAACCATGTCGGCAACTTCGTTTGCCTTGCGCTCGTCTCTGAATTCTCCGAATGACTCGGACCCGCCCGAGCATGTTCCGTCGCCATGCGTCGTCAGTTCACAACGCACAACCTCAAAACGCTCAACCTTCCGCACTGCAACCTCTACTTTTCTGATGTCCATTTTCCTGCTCCACCGCTCAGCGCGCTTGCGATCTCCAGAATGCGGAACGACATAACGACTTGCTTTCATCCCGTCCTCCCGATCTCAACCCCTGCTTCCTCGGGATGCGCAGCGCACCACATGCGAACAGCGTCAGCAGGCGTTGACTTCCTGCTCAGGGTCTTGATCCCTATCTCGCAGCGGTCGTGCTCGCTGGTGGACTCGGTGCGCTCTTTCAGCGAACGGACTAGAGACCGGATGAAATCGGCTTCCTTGTCGGAAAGGATGATCATCCGAACGCCTCGATCAGTGCATCAGCCTCTAGGTCGGCGTCGTCGTAGTCGTTCATGCTGCTCCCCGGTATTTTGCTAAATCGGCCTGATCTTGCACCCAGCAATACGCTTTGGAGAGCGTCGGCGCGGTGATAGTCTTGCCCGTGTCGTCGCTCTCAGCATGCCACTTGTTGCGCGCTAGTTTGGTTATCACTCCACCGCCCGCGCGGCGCGAGTGAGATACGCAATACGTGATGCGGTCATGCCGTTCACACGTCCACATGTTCGGCTACCTCCAGGCCCTTGCGCTTGAGCAGACCGACTTCCTCGCGGAACATGTCGATCTGCCGCTCGTCCTCAAGTTTCTTGGCGAGCTTGCTGCCGTCCTCGATCAGCTCCTTCGCGACCTTGCGGAGCGCGCGGACGTTGATGCCCTGCTCCTTCGCAGCGTCAATGAGTGCCTTGATCTCAGCGTCTATGTCAGACTTGCGGAGGAGGCAGTCGGATAGGTCTTCAGCGAAATCTTTCACAGTAGGGCCTCCTGCTTCGGTGCTGGTGCTGTGGGGATGAATAGGTCGGGCTGGGCCATAGTGGCCTCTAGGCGGCGACAGGCGAGGTTGAACCAGTTTGGGTCAAGCTCCACGCCGATGAACCTGCGGCCTAGCCGCTGGCACGCAATGCCAGTGGTCCCGCTGCCTGCAAATGGGTCAAGCACAGTCGCGCCGTCGTCACTGAACAGAGACACCAGTTCCCGCATCAGCGGAATTGGCTTCTCGGTCTGGTGTTCGCCTTGGCGGTCTGGCTGATTGGTCAAGGCAGTGAACACGCCGCGCCGCCCGCCGCCATTCCAGCGGGAATGCCCCGTGCCACACCACGCCGAGGCCATGCACTCGAACCCTTGCGCTGGCATCTGGCCGTTAAATTGCGGGCTGCTATCAGGCTTAATCCACGCCATGCCACGCTTGTATTTCAGCCCTGCGGCTTCCATGGCATCACGCCAAGCTGAAACCGCTTCAACTTGGCAGAAAGCAATCAGCCAGCCAGTGCAGTTCTCGCTTGCCCATGCAGGGATGAACGCGCGCAAATCCTGCGACATAGGCGCAAAGTTCAATTGCACAGCCGTTTTTGTCTTGATCGACGCGGCAGTTCTCCGAACTGCCGCGTGGCATTCCTGCTCAAACGGTGGGTCTGTTATCATTGCATCAACGACGCCAAGGCTGGGCAGAACGTCAGCGCAGTCCCCGTGAAAAATCGTGTGCGGTCCAATGTGCCGAAAGTCCAATGCCTTGCCGGATGCGACAAGTTCTTCGGCTGTATCGTTCGGCTTGAACTTGCCATCGCGTAGCCCCTGCAGCCGTAGCTCATGGACGGCAAGGCTGTAGCACTTTGCGCTGTTGTCGGCTGCGTCGTAGCTCACGCTTGCTCTCCTGCCATAGCCTTGCTGCGGTCTGAGAGGCCGGACGACTTCCCGACGACCTTCTTCAGCCGCTTGTCGTCTGGCTTGAACTGAGCAACGCCGTACCGCGTCCAGACCATGCGCTCGCCAGCGGTTCCTACCTTCAGCGCCCGGTCGAACTCAGGCGTGCCGCGCTTGAAGTACGGGTGCAGATCCTTGTTTTTCTTCGCCATGTAGACCCAATCTTCCCGCCGTTTAGGCCACCAGCTGTTGCGCCACAGAGCAGACCATTCGGCGTTGGTTTTCTGCTCGTCCCCGAAGAATTTCTCGAACCGCTCGACCTCGCGAATGACGAAATCGAACCACGACGGTTCGCTCTTGGCTTGCTTGGCTTCGCTGTCGAACCACTCGCCACGGTCGACGATTTCGCCGCCGTCCTGGTCGTCGTAGTTCATCCGCGCCCATTCAGGTTTCTGCGCCAGCGCCCAATCACGGTCGGCATGCGTTACGATAGCGAGGCGGCTCATGGCAGCACCTCGAGCAGCAACTTCGACACGGTCGCAAACGGTTGTGGTTTGCCCCACAGGGCGTCGCGTAGAATTTGCTCGTCAAGCCCAGGCAGCCGTTCCTTGAGCCGGTTGACGCAAAGCGCCGTCATGTAGGCGGTCGGCTTTTTCGGCTTGGCGCGGCTCGTGGTTCCGAGCAGATCAGCCGCGTCCAGCCCCAGCCCTTCGGCCCGCGCGGCGATGGTGCGGATATCCTCCCGCTTCCCCTTCCCATTCATCAAACCAAAATCAAAACCAAGTTCATTCCCTTCGCCTCGCGCGGGGTCTTGCTCAGAAGGAAAGAACTTATTTTCTGTTTCTGTTTCTGTTTCTGGTTCTAGGACGTAACTTGTGACGTCACTGGCCGTCACGGTGACGTCACGCTTCTTTGCACGGTGACGTTTCATGCGTTCGGCGCTGCTATCGGAGGCATACTGGCGTTTAGACCAGCCGTGCATTTTATAGGTCGGAGCCCCGCCCATGGCGTCAACGTCTATCAATCCAGCCTCGACCAGATCGCAAATCAATTGCTCAGCCTCCACCACCGTCGTTCGCATGTGGACTGCGATGTCTCGGTTGCTCGGCAACTTCCCCGTGTCGTCTGCAATCAGAAGACAGTTGAACCACGCCCGATGCTGCCGGTCAGGAAGCGTGACTAGCTTTGGGTCGTGCAGAGCTTCGCGATAGAGCCGCAGCCACGGATTGCTCATGCGACGAACTCCTCGGCCGCCTTCAGCGCTCGCGTGCCCATCTGGCCAGTGGAATAGGGGCGGGGCTGAAACTTCACAGGGTTGAAGGCGCGGGCGGCATGGTGCTCGCAGTACGACGTTCCCGGAACCTTGTTGCAGCCGCAGAAGCCTTGCAGGGGCTCGCCTACGGGCCAGCGGCAGTGGTGGGGTTCAAGGGCGATCACCGACAGCACGCGGGCAATGTCTTCGACCTGTTGCGGCGGCAGGGGGAGCGGTGCCATGGGCGCCTTGTCCACCTTGAGTTTGTCCGAGAAAACGAAGCGGTTTTTTACTCTCTTGACGGTGGGTTTTGCTTCGCGCTTCGGCCTTGGCGGGTACGGGATGCGACACGTCGGAATGCGGAACGGAAGACCGAGGCGGCGAACCTTGCCGATGATGGAATTGCGCGTCGTTCCAGGCATCTGCTTCGAAATCACGGACGCCGAAGCGCCGGTTGCCCACAGTTTCTTCAGAAGCTCTATCCGCTCATCATTCCAATCTAGCGTTGGAACCGGGGCGCTGCGGTTGATATCGCGATAGCTGAACTGAAATGGCCGCTGGTCCATACTCAAACCCCCTCAAGCTCAAGGTAAAGCGAGCGCCCGCGATGCTCCGCGACGCGAAACCCACTGATGATCCACTGACGCACCCAGCCGTCGCGGTCATGCGATGGCGTTGGGTATGAGAAAGCTGTGCTTTCTGGCATTTGCCGTGCTGAATGTATCAGTATCGGTACTGCTGGCTCAGGCGTTCCGACAGTCAGCCCGTCCAGAAAATTCCATGGTGGAGTTACTGTCTTTAAAAACATCAAAAAGGCCCCTTTCATTCTGTCTGGGTATGATGAGGAACCGGTATGGATACAAGGGCGTGACGTTGGTACTGAAATCTGCGAAGGGGAATTTAGAATTATTTACGTTGACGATACGGAAATCGCCAGTCAATTAACCAGTAATGGGCGACGTATCGCATTCAGCGGGAATTACACTGTCAATATCTGTCTGTTGATTGTCAATTCAGTCATAACACAAAATGGCTCGGCAGTTGCTAATGCCTATTTCCTTGATGTGCGTAAGGGGGCAAATGTTACTGTCGGTAAGTACAAGGCCAATCTGACAGCAAGAGACGCCGGTTATGCCTCTGCTTTGGCCCCATTGCGTTGTGACACTGGGGCTCAATGCAGTATTGGCACGATGACTGTAGTGTTAGATTCAAAGGGTGGCACCAACGTTCGTGGCATGTATGCCGATGAGGCCAACATTCGCATTGGCGACCTAAACGCCACTTCTGATACTGGCACCCTGTTCCGGGTGCAGGCCATCAACAATGATGCCACCGTCATCGTCAATCGGATCATCAATGCTAGTGGGTTTACTGCCTCGGAAGCGATATTCCGGGATGCTGCTCGAACTTATGATGGACGGGTCATCATCGAAAATGCCCGCAACGTTGAAAGTCCCTCACTGGCAGCCAGCCAAGCCATCAATGCGTTTAATCTCAACATGCTCACATTGTTCAGCGAACTACCAGATCCCTATACCATCAACAGTATTTCCAGCGGGTTAATCGGCCAGCGAATTACGCTGGTGGGAGACGGAAAAGCCAAGCGCAACCCGTCAAACTCCAACATTGCTTGGCAGGGCGGGAGTGAATTGGCAGTCCGCCCTCTTGCAGTCGGAGAGGCGGTTGAACTGTTCAAGCATACTGACGGCAAGTGGCACGAAGT